TTGATTTAATTTTGAATGGCGACATACATACTTACAACCAAAAGAACTTAGGTTTAAAATCTAGATCATTGGCAAAGACAATTCTTTATGCGGTACTTTACGGAGCGTCATCTCGACGGGTGCATGAAATACTTGATTGTTCAATGGAAGAAGCAAAAGAAGTTTTAAATAAATTTAATAGAGTATTACCTTTCTTACAAGAACTTAAATATGACATTATAGATAAACTAGAGGGAGTTGGACATATTAAAGCTATTGATAAAAGAATATTAACTATTCGATCACAACACTCTGCGTTAAATGCGTTGAACCAAAGTTGTGCCGCAATAATTATGAAGAAAGCATTAATTATTCTTTGGAGTAAATTAAAAGATGTAGACGCATTTGTTATAGCAAACATACATGATGAATTTCAAATAGAAGCAAAACCAGATATTGCAGAAGACGTAGGTAAGTTAGCGGTAGAAAGTATTAAAGAGGCAGGGGAGCATTTTAATCTTAGGGTACCACTAGGAGCAGAATACCGTGTCGGAAAGAACTGGGCGGAAACCCATTAATAAAAAATGGAGGCGTTGGGCTTCAAATGCTTTATGTAATCAAAGAATAAGAAAAGGTCACGATTGTGGTTTAACAATAGATCAACTTATTGCTAAAGCACCTGCGTTTTGTCCTTGTTGTAATCAACAGTTAGTCCCTCAAGGTAATCAAAGTAATTCACCAACAGTTGATAGATTAGATAGTCGTAAAGGTTATGAGATAGATAATATTTGGATTATTTGTCATAGCTGTAATTCAATTAAAAGCAACGCTTTAAAACCGTCAACTTTATACCATGTAGCTGACGCTTGGTATTTCAAATTGAAAGAAAGAAAAAAATTATGCAAGTAATATTAGTTTTAACAGACGTAAAAAACAAAGAAGGGCAACCTCGTTTAACTTTTTCTATGTTTGAAAAACCACAAGATAATGAATCTTTAGATGAAAGTTTATTAGATAGTCCTGCAATTCAATTAGGTACTATGTTGTCTTCATTTTTAAAAACTATTGAACAGCACGGTAAGTTTTTTATTGAAACTGTAATTAACGAAGAAAGAAAAACTCGTTATTCAAAAAATGATTTTAGATATCATATTAAAAAATACGACAACGTAATTGAAATAGATTTAAAAAATTGGAAACCGAAAGGAAAGAAACATTAATGAGTACATTATTAATAGACGGAGATATTGTTGCATATCAAATAGCATTTAGAACAGAAGAAGCTATTAGATGGGACAACGATATTTGGACTTTACATTCCGATGAAAAAGATTGTATTAAATATATTGAAGATTGGTTTTCTACACTTATTACAGATACACAATGTGAAAATGTAATAGTTGCTTTTTCAGATAAAGAAAATTTTAGAAAAGAAATATTAAAAGATTATAAAGCTAATCGACAAGATCAAAGAAAACCTTTAACTCTTAAATTTTGTAGAGATTATATATCAAAGAAATTTAAAACTTATGTTAAACCTACTTTAGAAGCTGATGATGTATTAGGTATATTAGGTACTTCTAAACTTATTAAAGGTACTAAAATTATAGTATCTACTGATAAAGATTTAGACCAAATAACTGGTCTTCATTATAATCCAGTTAAAAAAGAATTTTATAAAATATCTAAAAAAGAAGCTGATTATAATTTTTATTTTCAAACATTAAAAGGAGATTCAACAGATAACTATAAAGGAGCTCCTACTTATGGAGATGTAAAAGCTAGTAGAGTTTTAGCTGCATCTAAAAACCATTGGGACACCGTAGTTAAATGTTTTGAAGAACAAGGATTAACAAAAAAAGATGCCTTAATACAAGCACGTGTTGCAAGGATATTAAGAAACACAGATTATAACTTTAAAAAGGAGCAACCAAAACTATGGCAAAAATAGAATCAAGTGATGTACTAGAAACAGCATTAAATTTAGTTACTGGACATCGACAAAAACAAAACGGTGATAAAAGTAAAAACCATCAAAACATAGCTAATATGTGGACAGCTTACTTAACTAACGAGTTTGGTAGAGAGATATTTATTAGAGCAGATATGGTCGCTAATATGATGGTTTTATTAAAAGTAGCACGTACCCAAGCAGGTAGATTTAATAAAGATGATTATGTCGATGCTTGTGGTTATGCTGCAATAGCAGGTGAGATTAAATCAGAGGACACTTATGGGGAATAATGAAGTTAAAAGGTGGAAAATAAAAACCTATAAAAACGTAGATGTCTTATTTGAAGATGTTTTTTATGCACGTACTCCTGATATGAATAAAACTTACCCACCTACACCTAAAGCTACCTATACAATAATATCAGAAAACAACATGAGGTCTACTGTTGAAGAAATACCGTTAGACCCTTTACCAGAACCAAAGGAAAAAACTAATGAAGAAACTGTTAAAGAAAGTCCTTCAATGGATAGCGACAAGTCCCCCAAAATATAAGTTTGTTTTTGTATTATGGGAAGATGCAAACTCCGACAGTTCGTGGAACGAATTATCTACGATTGAAGGTATGCTTCCTACTATATGTATGAGCACAGGTTTTATAATAAAACAATCCGAAGACGCTATGATATTAGCGTCAGACTTTACAACTGACTATAAAAACGGCAATTATGTAATTGCTGAAGCAGGTAATACTATGGTCATTCCTTCCAAAAATGTACTTAAAGTCGTACAAATTCCCCTAACCCTTAAAATCAAGTAATTTGGTTGCCCTCTTGGATAACTTATGAATTTATCACAGGAATTAATTGATTATTTAGACAAGCAATTTCCAAATCAAAGCCCAAACATTAACGATAAAGATCGAGAAGTTTGGTTTAAATCTGGTCAAGCTAGTGTTGTTAAACATTTAAAACAACTCCTAGACGACCAAAATAAAAACATCTTAAACAACAAAATAATAAAGAGGTAACAAACACTATGTGTGGAAGTATATTTAGAGCTCCGAAGCCACCACCACCACCACCTACTCCTGCTCCCCCTGCAACAATCGTAAATGCACAGGCAGCAACAGTAAGGGAAAGCAAACCTACTGCACCAAGAGCAGCAGGATATAATAACGCTGTGGCAACTAGAAGACGTGGTAAAAGAGCATTAAGAATACCTTTAAACCAAACTGCTTTAGCTAACGCTGAATCTGGAGTTAAAGTTTAATGGAGTATTTATCGGCAAGAAAAGAGTATGCTCAACTTGAGGAACTTCGAGAACCATTTTTAGATCGTGCTCGTGATTCTGCTGAATTTACTATACCTTCTCTAATACCAAGAGAAGCACACACTAAAACAGCAAAACTGTACACTCCGTATCAAGGTATTGGTGCTAGAGGTACTAATAATTTAGCAAGTAAACTCTTACTTGCCTTACTTCCCCCTAACACACCATTTTTTAGATTAGCTATTGACGAATTTACTATGGCAGAAATAGCAGGTCAAGGTGGTATGAAAGGTGAATTTGAAAAAGCATTAGGTTCTCTTGAAAGAGTAGTGATGAATGAAATGGAAGTTAATAATTTTAGAACAACTATTTTTGAAGCTCTAAAACATTTAATCGTAGCAGGAAACTGTCTTCTTTATATTACACCTGAAATGAGTATGAAAGTTTATCATATTAATAGATATGTTATAAAAAGAGATGCTACTGGTAAAGTTTTAAAAATAATAACAAAAGATACTGTTAGTCCTAATTCAGCACCACCATCAGTTATAGAAAAATTAAAAGGAGAGCTTACATCTTCTTACGAAAATACAATCGATATCTACACGTGCATTAAGCGATCGGAAGATAATAAAAAGTGGCTTGTACATCAAGAATGTGGTGATGAAATATTGCCAGAAAGTCATGGGACTTACCCTTTAGACAAGTCACCTTTTATTCCCTTACGATATACTTCAATCGATAATGAGGATTGGGGTAGAGGATTTATTGAAGAATATATTGGAGATTTACGTAGTCTTGAATCTTTATATAGAGCAGTAGTAGAAGGTTCTGCAGCTTCAAGTAAAGTTTTATTTTTAGTAAAACCAAACGGAAGTACAAGACTTAAAACTTTATCTGAAAGTCCTAACGGTGCAATTAGAGAAGGTAATGCAGAAGATGTTACTACACTTCAAGTTAACAAAGGTGCTGATTTTAATATAGCTTTTCAAACAATGCGAATGATACAAGATAGATTACAATTTGCATTTATGCTTAATACATCTGTTCAACGTGATGCTGAAAGAGTTACAGCAAAAGAAATAGAATACGTTA